GTTCGTAGATATCCATAGACCGTGACTTAGCGAAATCGGCATCTGGATTCTTGCCGGGCGAGGTGGAGAGGATCAGCATGGCCTCGGAGAACCCTTCGAGATTCGCGGGCAAAAGCTCACGTTCCGCCAGGTATCAGATCACCGGTTGCGCGATTTCTCCTACGGGCAAGTGCCGAGCGTGTTCGCGGAGAACTTCGCGGGCGGGCCGATCCGTTTCGTCAGTTGCATGGTGGACGTGCACGGCAAGGAACTGATCGTGATGGTCTTCGGCTGGACGAAGCGACGGGTGGTTTTCCTGCTGGACTACTGGCGTTTCAACGGCGGCGAGGCTTCCACGGAGAACATTGACAACCCGGACACCTGGGGTAAGCTACGTGAGGTTATTGAGCAAAAGGTCTACACGGCCGACAACGGGGATCGGCTCCGGCCCACGATCACCTTCGTGGATTCGAGCTTCCTCCCTCACCAGGTTTATGACTTCTGCGGACAGTACGCGGCCGGGGTTTTCCCGATCAAGGGCGTTGCAGGCGGGCGCATGCGCGGCCGTGCGTTCGCGACCAAGTCACACTCCACAGGTATCGACTATGTGGAAGTTAACGTGGACTTCTACAAGGATCGGTGGGCGGCATCTCTTCGGCGGGACTGGGACCGGTCGCAAGAGCAGCCAGAATGGCGGTTCAACGCGCCCCACGATTGCACAAACAACACGCTGCAAGAGCTCACCGCCGAGACCAAGCGGGAGAAGGTCAACGTCAGGACCGGGCAGTCCGTGGGCTGGGAGTGGCATCGCAGATCCACGAACGCGCCCAACGAGCTTTGGGACGGCATGTGCTACGCAGCCGCCGCCCTCGAAATGGTCGCCGTTGATCTCTCCCCTGAGGATGAGCGCGGGGACGTGGTCATCGATTGGACAGCCTTCGCCGCGGCGTGTGACGCCGGGCAATTTCTCGCGGAGTAGCGCATGAGTGCAGAGGACGAACAGCGCGCACTAGACCGGGCAAAGGCGCGGCTCGTCGCCCTCGACGACGCCCTCGACGCGCTGGCGAGCGGCGTTCAAGAGTACAGTTTGAACACGGGGCAGACCACGCAGCGCGTGACGCGCGTGGACATGGACCGCCTCCAGGCGTCCTATGATGCCACCCTGAACCGGATCGCCATCCTCGAGCAACGGCTCGGGATCGTGTCCGGGACGCACTACGCGGAGCCTTCCACATGAGCATTCTGCAGAACCTGGCGCGCATTCTCGGCGCGGGCGCTCCGGCCATTTCGCACGGTACCATCCAGCCTCTGGCGTTCGGCTACGGGCAGGGCTCCCCGTGGACCGGCGACAAATTCCGCGGGAGCTTCGGCACTACGGATTGGCTGAATACGATCGATCTGCCGACCCTTCGCGCGCGCAGCGCGCAGGTGGTTCGGCGCTCGCTCTATGCCCGTGGCCTTGTGGGGCGTCTCGTTGACAACGAGATCAACACGGGGCTTGAGCTTGAAGCCACGCCCATTGCCGAGCTCATCGGCATGGACGAGGACGACGCGACAGAGTGGGACACCAACGTAGAAACGCGGTTCACCCTCTGGGGGAACGACGCGGCCATGTGCGACGCGCAGGGCCTTCGGACCTTCGGAGCGTTGCAGGCGCATATCCGCAGGGAAGCGATCATCGGAGGCGACGTCCTCGTGATTCTCGACGTCCACGCGCAGGCGAAAACCCCGGTGATCCGCCTCGCCCCCGCCGAGTCTGTCAGCAACCCCATGGACTACAGCCCGCCACCGAACCGCACCGTAACGGACGGCGTCGAGGTGGACGTCGCGACCGGTAACGTGGTCGGGTACTGGGTGGCGCAAACGAAGCGGACCGACGAGCCACAGCGGCACACGTTTATCCCGGCCTACGGCAAAGCCTCCGGCCGGCGCATCGCGTGGCTTGTATATGGAAGCCCTAGGCGCCTCGGCGAGTACCGCGGGGAACCGCTCTTTGCGACCATCTTCCAATCGATCCAAGAGATCGATCGGTACCGCGACGCGGCCTTGAGGAAGGCCACGATCAACGCGATGTTGGCGATCTTCCTCGAGAAGACGCAGGAGAAGCCTGGGAGCAAGCCGCTCACGGGCGGCGCCGTTCGCCGTGGCGATGTTCAGTACGCCGACACGACGCCGGGCACGGCGCGGAAATTCTCGGTCAATCAATATGACCCGGGCATCGTCCTGGAAGAGCTGCAGGTCGGCGAGAAGCCGATCGCCTTCGGGTCACAGGGAACCGATATCGCGTTCCGCGACTTCGAACAGGCGATGCTCCATGCCATGTCCTGGGCCTACGGCATCCCGCCAGAGATCTTGGTCCTGAGCTTCAACAAGAACTACACCGCCAGCCAAGCCGCCTTGAACGAGTTCCGCATGTACCTCATGCAAGCTCGCCAGGACTTCGGCGATCAGTTCTGCGGGAAGGTCTACCGCGAGTGGCTCTTGGCCGAGGTCCTCACGGGGCGTATCACAGCGGACGCGTGGCTGCGGGCGCTCACGTCGCCAGCACGCTATGCCGAGGCAGGGGCCTGGACCGCGTGCGAGTGGAGTGGCCCAGCAAAGCCGACCACCGATCTGCTAAAGGCGATGAAGGCGGCGGAGATCGCGATCCGCCTCGGCGCCCAGACCTTCAGTCAGGTAACCCGCGAGGTGTTCGGATCGAGCTTCCGGAGCAACATGAGGAAGATGCGAAGCGAAGTCCCGCTCTTGAAAGAAGTGCTGGACGGGCTAGGTATTTCTTTCTCAGGTGTTGCACAAGGAACAGAACCCGTGCAAACTGACCCCGGGGACGGTTCTATGGTGGACGATTCCGACGTGGAAACGGACGACATGGAAACCCCCGAAGAGGATGTGGTAGAATGATCCCCAGCCTGCTGATGATTTCCGAGACGGCCGCCGAAGCCATCGCAGCAGCGATGGCGAACGGCGCGCATGCGTTCAAGGCTCCACAGGCAAGCGACATTCAGCCCGTGGTATCTGGCGGCGTCGCCACGATCCCGGTCAAGGGCGCCCTCTTCGCCGAACCATCATGGATCCATGCCCTCTTCGGGCTGGATTGCACCACGTATTCCGGCCTAGGCGACGCGCTAGCGCGCGCCAACAACGACCCACGCGTGAGCTCGATCCGCCTCGCCGTCGACAGTCCTGGCGGCGACATGAAGGGCCTTTACGAGTTCATGGACGCGGTAGCGTCCAGCCCCAAGCGCGTGGACGCGGAGGTGGTCGGGGACTGCTGCAGCGCGGCTTACGGCATCGCCTCGCAGTGCGCCAGCATCACGTCGTCCAGCGACGGGAACACGATCGGAAGCGTCGGCGTCCGCACCGTGGCGATGCGCCCGGACGGGCGCGTGGTCCACGTAACGAGCTCGGCCGCACCAAAGAAGGTTCCGGACGCCGGGACCGATGAAGGCATTTCGGCGATCCGCGAGTACCTCGACCAGCAGCACGAGCTCTTCGCCGGGCGGATTGCACGAGGACGAGGGACCACGGTCGACGCCGTGAACACGGGCTACGGTCAGGGCGGGGTGATGACGGCGGCATCGGCGCTGCGCCTCGGCATGATCGACCACATCAAGACAACGGCTCCACGTGGAAGTGCACACGGCGCATCTGCGGGGGGCGCAAATGGGAGCGAATCACACATGGATCTCAAGGAACTCAAGGCGGCTCATCCGCTCCTTTGCGCGGAGCTGGTAGCAGAGGGCGTTGCGCAGGAGCGCGAGCGCGTCGCCGCGCACGTGCAAATGGGGAAGGAGTTCGGTTGTACCGAGCTTTCTTTGCAGCACATCGAGGCCGGCGCAGACTTCGGCCCCAAGGTTACCGCGGCGTACATCGTTGCCGGTAACCGCTCGCGAGAGCTCGCCGCGCGTGACGCGGACGGGGCTCCACAGGTAAACGCAGAGGCGCCCGTCGCAGCGGATCCCCGCGCGGCCGAGGACGCCAAGATCGTCGCAACCTACGACTCTTTGTATGGACGGTAACAGATGGCCATCACGACCACCCAACTCAACTCGCGCCGTCTGATCCTGGACGAGTGCATCAATCAGGACGAGACCCTTAGCGCGGCAGGTGCCCTCACCTACGCGGAAGGGACCGTTCTCGGCCGT